GCCAGGATCTGGCGCTTGGTTCCTTCCGTCATCTTGTCTTCGACGGACGGCCGAACGGCGCGCGCAATGTCGCAGTAGTTACCCTGCGTCACGCAGCCACTTAGAGATAGCGCGATCAACGTCGCCACCCCCCATGTTTTGAACTTCATCTTCGACGCCCCTCGCCTGTTTTATGGCTTTGGCGTTTGCCTTAGCCTGCTCCGCCTTGGCATCAGCCTTGCCGCTGGAGCGTCCGTAAAAGAAAGCGCCCGCGACGATCGCGAGCGCAACGCTGGCAGTTGTTAGCCAGCCTGAGATGCGGGACCAAATGCCCGCGAAAAACAGGGCGATCACGTCGGCCGCCCCATCTTCCTGGCCCACTGCCACCAAGCGACGGGAATGGCGCCGATAGCTGCAACAATGCCCGCCTCAATGGAGGCTGCGATGGCGGGATCCTCGGTAATCATGGCCCTGACTTCCTCGCCGATGTAGCCGGAGCCGTAGAGCCACCCAGCGACCATGTAGAGCGCAATGCGAATCCAGACGGTCATTTCTTGCCCCCTTTGATGAGCGCTAGCAGGAAGCGGCCGAGCGCAGCCCAGAAGCCGCCGGCAACCGGAACAACGGCGCGCGCGCCAAAGCCGGCAGCCTTTAGCGCCGCCTCGAACACGGCTGCGTGGCCGGCGATCGTCTTGGCCTTGTCCGTGCCGTTTATGATTTTGCGCGCGCCGACGTAATCGGCCCTGTCGCCGACGATGTAGTCGTTCAGCCGTTTGCCGGTGAACCAACCGTCGGTCATGCCCTCGAACATGATTTTGGCCGCAATGTCCTGCCGCATTGCGAGATTGAAATCGCGCAGCAGCGCACCTTTCAGGCCAAGCTCCTTATCGGCGCGCTCATAGTTCGAGTCCCACGTTAGCTGGACATAGCCGCGCCCATAGGGAACCTGCCCGTACTTGCCTTTGACGCCGTACTTGCGGCCGGCGCCCTTGCCGTATTCGGCAATCGGCTGCATCGTTCTGGCCGTCTCGAGGAAGGCAGTGGCGAGCATGTAGGCCAGGTGCTTCAGGGGCGTGCCGCGGCGCTCGGCCTCGTCAAGAATTGCGTCGATGCCCTGCACCTGCGCGTCGGACATCTTTCCGGCGAACAGGGGTGAGCGCACCGCCGCGAAGAATTTCGCGCGGTCCATAGTGTCTCCTGCGATGTGGTGGTGTTAGTGGCGCGGGTGGTGGTGGGGTTTCCGGAGCCGCCGTTTCTTGTGGTAATTCTTTCGGCGTTGATTATGCTCGTCTCGTGCCGGGGAGCGCCTGCCACATGTCAATTGCAAAGCTGATCGAACATCTTGAGCACGCCGACGAACCGAGCCGTCAGCTCCATCTGGAGATCTGCTTTGCGGTCGGTTACAAGCGGAAAGTGGAATGAGGAAAACGGTGAAACGGATGCAATTGCGAGTCGCGATGCCAGTCCGCGTGTTTGAGCCGCTCCCCTAGCCTTGGGGCGGATCGATCTAAAGAAAGAGCTATTACCTAGCGGTGCGCTCGTGACGCCGATACTGCGCGATCATGCACCAAGCAGGAAGGTATTCCGCCTTCTCCTCAACGCCTATTGAAACACAGGCTGTACCAGCCATTCCTCACTGCCGTTGCGGAATACCGGCCTAAGCGATGGCTGATGCGTCATCTTCAGCACATCCGCCATTGTGGTGCCGTCGTGCCCCTCGTACATCACTCCATAACCGTACTGCGCGATGACGGTTGTTGCGAATGCGGCGAAGGCTGTCAGAGCATTACCCAGGCTGGCAATATGTTGGTTCTTGTAACGGTCATGCTTGATCTGATTGTAGGCATCCCACCAATCAGGAGATCTCTTCTCAAAACCGTCAAAAGGTCGGAAACCGCCAAGGTTCTCATATTGAGAATACTCTAAGCAATATTCAGACAACCGCGCATATGGTTCGACTTTCTGATAGTCGGCTTGATTGAGCCGCTTACCTGGCTTCTCTGGATAAGCGTTTGCACGAAGTATTCCTCTTAGCTGATTCTCCACTTCCATTGCACAGAGCAGTATAAGGTTCCGAATGCGATCTCCGAAAGTGCTTAGGTTGCGCGGATCCGGATGCACATGTTCAAATAGAGTTTGAAGATCGCGCCAGAGGATTCGAAACTGTCGTATCGCGTCTTTCCTGTGGGCGTGGTCAGTTGGAGTCTGGTCGTCGTCTGCGGACCCCGTTCCCACGACCGGCCTGTACAGTCGCGGAAAATAGTGCCCGATATCAGCCTCGGACGTTTCAAAGCAGAACGTCGATGGATCCTTATCCTTATAGAATTGCAGGTCGGGAACTAAGCCCTGTGAGAGGATGAGGGCTACTTCACGCTCGTCGCGCGCCGCTACGGTGATCTCCGGCCACAGGAGGTATTTGGCAACACCGCCCTCAATGAGCCAAGACGACGCGAGACCGCTGCTGCCGTCGAATGCTGTAATCGTCACCACCTTCGCCATCTTGGTCTCTCGATCCGACCTCTGTCAGCAGTTTGCTTCACAAGGGACATACACGTAGCGATTGAAAAACAGACTCGACAGACTTACGCGAGGACATTACTGAAGCAAAGGGGTTGGCGGCAAGGAGGGCGAGGCTTGGTCGATCAAAGAATCCGTCCGCCAAGTGAGGCAGCACACTGCTCAGTACTAATTCGGACCTATCACTGCGGCGACAGCGGCAATAGGAGGCAGATTGCAACCGCCACTGGCTTTTTCTCTCGGTTTGAGGATACCATCTTTTTGATCACAAATTGGCATGTGGTCACCGGACGGCATCCAGAAAGACCCAACCAGACGTTACCCGGTGTCCCAGTTTCACCAACGCACTTTTCGTACTCGCTTGTTGACGCCAACGGCGCGCCCAAGGAATTGCCGCTGGTGCCTCTTTATAAAGACGGAGAGCCGGTTTGGCACGAAAGCCCGGAGGGGTTCGAACAAGTCGATTTGATAGCAATCGCCATGGCCCCTATACGGGAACGGAACGTTTACACGTGGGTCGAAAGGTTCGCGCCCTATATAGATAAGGCACTTTCTCCAGGCGTAGAAGTCTGCCTCATAGGTTTCCCCTTTGGCCTAACGCCCTCCAATCCGTTCCCCATCTGGAAGCGCGCCATGGTCAGCTCGGAACCGTCGTTACCCCTTGAAGGGCGTAGGTGTGTATTTCTCGACATGCCTGGCCGGCCGGGAATGTCCGGGTCTCCTGTTTACTTTGTGGGGCCAGGCTTTCGAGTTACCAGGGAAGAAGGAGCTGCTCTTTATTCAGGCGATCTCGACAGGATGATGAGCGCCTTTCTTAGCATCCCGTCGGAACGAATGGCCGATAGTGTCCAGGTCCTGGAGTTCGTCGGCGTCTATTCTGGTTCCTATGGCGATGAGAATCTTGACCGGCTAAACCTCGGCAGATTCTGGCCGGCCTATCATTTGAAAGAAATCGGTACGTCCCCGCGTCGCGGGAGAAACCCCTGTCCTCCCGTTTGAGTAGGTTGGGCTAGGCGATAAGTATTGCGCCTAGCCTCAGTGGCGGATCAGGTCTCCAACACCTTGAGGCGTGCATCGATACGCTTGACTGCCTCCAGCAGGGCTGCAAAAGCTCGTCCATACTTGAAGTCCTCCACCTCTCCATCCGAGCCCCGCACGACCAAAGGCTCGAGCCCAAGCGCGGCAGCCTCATCCGCGATCGATCCCATGTGAAGCCGATCTGGATCGTCGCCGGCGCAAAGGCTTGTGTAGAGCACACCGCGCAACTGCAGAAGTGCATCGACCATTTCGTCGGGTATCGGCTGGACGTTCGTTTTGTACTTCAGCGCTGATGTGGACCGGCGAACGCGGCCATCTGTTTCTACGTTGACGTTCGCAGCGTTTGCCGTCGTATCGTTGTAGACCGGCAGCGAAACCAGATTCGTACCGTTGTAGCTGAGGAAGGTGGCGCTGTTCCGCTGGAATGTAACAACTCCGGCGCCCCACTTATTGTCGTAGGCTGTGCCCCAGGAGTTCTCATTGGACGCGAGATAGCCCCAAGTGTCTATCGCATTCCCGTTCATGTTCTGAAGGCTGATGCGCCCGCTCGTCCTCCATGAACGAAGGAACAGGCCGGCCGTGCCGTTCTCACCATCCGTCATGAAGTCGAAGGTGCGAACGAATGCCCCGGTCTCGAATACTATCCGTCGGCCAGCGTTCGTTCGTGGCACCCATTCACGAGGGAGGATGTTTTCAGCATTGTCCGATCCTGGCGTGTTGTTCGACGACACGTTGCAAAAGAACTCGCCGCAGAAGCGCAGCACGTCGCCGCTCTGCGTGCATGTGTTCGTCGTCGTGCGAATGCGACCGCGAAGTTGCGCAGTTGGTGCACCCGCCGCGGTCTGCGCGGCCAGGTACGCCGCAGAGGTTTCGACGAAACACCTTTGCACCAAATCAACATTGGACCAGTAGTCTAAATCGAATACCCATCTGGATCCAGCATCAAAGCGGCAGCCCATGAAGGTCAGGCCCTGCGCTCCGCCCAGACCCGTGATCCGGTAGTTGAGGCGAATAAGGTGACCGTTGACGCCTGTTCTCGTCGCGAGGGTCGTCGCGGACGCGTCGTTGTAGAATTCGCAGGCGACGAAGACGGTATCGGAGATACCATTGATGGAGAGCGCGACATTCGGCCCGCCCTCGACTGCCATGGCCCCGCCACCCTCGAAACGGCAGTTCTCGAAATAGTTATTCGTCAGGCCGAAATCATAGGTTGCCTTGTAGTCGGCATTGAACCATGCCGGCAGGAAGGTAGTTGCCAGCATGTTTGTGCTGGTGCGGCTCCAAGTGGCATCGAGACGGAGCGCGTCTTTCTTCCAGGCGCCGCGAACATCAAGACCGACATATCTGCCGCGCGAGACGCCGCAAACGTGAATGCCAACGTCCCATGCATCACTCGACGTCGGCGTCTGGACCGTGATGTCTTCGATGCCGCCGTTTTCGCCGAGCTCGGCAATGGCGACCTTGATGGGTGTATCGGCGCCGGTTCCACTTTCATCAGTCCAGAGTCGCGCCGTTCCCGCCCCGTAGGTATGAATGACGGTTCCTGTATTCGGATGTTCGACGCCGCCGGTCGTGTCTCCGAACTCGAGCAATACGCTGTGACGAATACCGCCCTTGAGTCTGACGCTTGCCGGCTTCGCGAGAAAGTCGTCGATATAGAAGAACCCATTCAGTCGCACCACGCCGCCGCGAAGATGATAACGAAGGTTGATTGCGGCCTGGATAGCGGCACGGTTGACCGTCGCAGTGGCGGCGCCGTCTGTGCTGTCGATCGCACCAAACCACTCGGCTCGCATGTCGCCGAACAGCCACCCGCCGTCCTGGCGGACCCATGCACCAGCAGACGAGGCAACGGCATCTGCCTTGACATAGATTCCCTCCTGCGGGTCGGCGGTGACTAGGGCCGAATAGTCGCCAGTTCTCCAGCGGAATATGCCCTGGCGCCCAGCTTCTGCCAAAAACGCCAATGTTGCAGAGGACGTATTCAGAGCCTTCAGCGCTGTGCGATCAGCGACATTGCGAATATTGATGCTTGCCGCGGCTGCCTCTGCCGCCGCCTGCGCAGCCTCTGCCGCTGCAACGATCGCGCTCGACGCCTGATCGCTCACGAGCCGGAACGTGGAGCCCGAAACGATGCCCATCACGATCATGCCGGCAGTCAGGCCACCAGCCGCAACGTTGTTTCCGCTGTTCGTTTTGATCGTGAGAGCGGACCCGCCATTGAAGGAGACGGTGACCGGGCTTGCCGTGTTCGCCTCGAAGATGTTCATCCAGACAAGAGCGGAACCCGAAACGGGGATCGAAGTAGTCGCCTGGATGGCGTTGGGCGTGCCGGCGCCCACGTCCGAAGCGATGATGAAGCTGAACGGCAGCGGCAGGATCAACGACCAGGAGCCCGCGCCAGAAGCGCCAGACTTCCGGTAAATGCCGTTGAAGGCAACGGCCGGGTCCGCATAGACCCAAGCAGTTTTGTCAGCAGTGTGCGCCAGATCTGCGAACAGCAGCGCGCGAGTCGGCTTTGCGATCGAACCCGCGCCAGACGAATATGCGTCGATTGCCGCCTCATACTGGGCAAGAAGCGTGCGAATTTCGGGCTTTGCCGGCTGCAGCGGAGACCCGAACGGCCCGTCTGCGTAAACTGTTTCAGCGTTCGGAGAGAATGCCACGGAGGACTCCTGAAAAGAAAAGCCCCGGCGCTAGCCAGGGCTTGAAAGTTGATGCTGTTGTGTGGCGTTGGCGCAGGCAGACGCAGGCTGCGTCAGGTCACGGTAAACGTGCCCGTCGCAGCGGCTGTGCCTTCAATGCCGGAATGGTTGATCGACACTATCCAGCCGTAATAGGTGCCAGCGACAAACGACCTGGATGTCGAATCCGCACTCGATGACGCGCCATATTCTGGCGGCCCCGCGTAGCTAGCCGTTCCGAAATTATCGACCGTATTCCAGTAGATCTTCGCGCCAGCGTAATTGCTGCTGTTCGGCGCAGTCCAATTGAACGTTGCAGTCCCTACACCGCCAGTCGCGCTCGGTGAGGTAACCACACCTGGCGGAGTCGGATCGGCGGTCGACGTCACTGATTCAGTGACCGACCAGTTGGAGTACTTTCCGTTGGCCGCCTTGAACGCAACCTGCACATCGAGCTCCTGATCGACCGGAACCGTGTTGGTGTTCAGATTGATGTAGCCGCCAGACGGGTCCGCCCCCGGAAAAGACTGCTCGATCCATGCTCCCGGCGTGCCCGCGCCGATATCGGCAACGCGATAGCGAACAACCGGGATGAAGCTATCGTCAGCCGGGTCGATGACAACCACCCGGATGTAAACCGAGTTGTTGCTCGCCTTCGCTTGGATGAGATTGATGACGGGGGTCGGAATATTCGAAGCGTTCACCGCCGGAGGGACCGGAGGCTGCGGCCCCTCTTCCGTCGTCGGATTCCAGTCGTCAATGCCGTCCGGCTGTTCGACGAAATCCATCGAAAAGCCGCCCTTCGTTAGGGCGAGCACAGACCTACGGTTTTCCAGAAGCTTGCCGTCCAGACGCGGCAGGCGATTAGGCGTTTCCAGCCTTACCCATCGCGCATAGACCGCGTTAATGCCGGAGAGCCGAACATCAAGGCTGCCCTTGACCTTCTGCCGCAATCGCAGCCAGTCCCGCTTTCCGAGCCTCCTTGCCTGCCTCCATTGGTGGCACCACTCGTAGCTGCCTTCTTGTGTCAGAACCCGGCCTGCGCTTAGCTGCGCGGCGGTGTCCTCGAAAAAGTCAGTGTCGCAGCTCGTGTAATTCGTGGCCGGATAAGTGAACTTCGGCACAAGCCGATTGCACTCGTCCTCGAACAGCACGTCGTACTGGACCTGATGACCAACGATGTCGGCATCGGTCAGCGTTGCCGTTCTGCTTTCGCGGAACTTGCCTACCGTTAGGATGCGGGCTCCATCGCCGCGCGCAACCAGATGGCCGTCGCAGGTCGAAAGGATTGCGTTCAGCCCCGACTTCGGGCCGTTCTCGGTCGTGTCCCAGCCGTTGCACTCGTAGCGCCGTTCTGTGCCCCCGCCTTTTAGCGGTACAAGCTCGTCGCAAACGTCGGCCTCTTCTTTCCAGAGGTCGATGACTGGAAGAAGCGCTTTGGTGTAATCAAGGCCGAAACCGAATTCGTTGAAGCAGAGGTGCCATGCGCAGATGACCGCTGAATTACGGGTCCACGTCCAGGTGTTCGGATTCGTCGGGCTCTGCGCTGGATCTCGGAAATCCCAGCAAAATGCGCCGTCGATCTCCACCGAAGGGGAAGGTGCGCCGTATGGGAAAGCCGTCTGCTGGTCCTGCGCGTCCGCATTGTGCGCCCGCATTGCCAGCGAAGCCTGACCGTCTCCCCGATGAGCATTGGTCCAGATGCCGTCAGCGCCGAGTGCCGAAACGAGCTCGGCATATGGCGTTTCCGGGTTGGCGCCGAGGCGAGTGTAAAGCCGCACGTTGGCGGAGCCTGCACCGTACCTTCCGCCCGTTGTAAGCGGCGTCACGACGTTGTCGACAACCGTCACCTCGTCGTCATTCAGGTAGAACCGGTTGAACGACTTAATCTTGTGGCCGGCGATGGCCTGCACAGAATAAAGGTTAGACCCTACGGCCTCCCACATCATGCGCGCGCCGGCAAGACGAGTTCGGCCGACGGCGTAGGTGCGGAATGGGATGGCCTGGTTCAGCGGAGACCTTCCGTCTTCCGGCTTTGGCGGTTTTGGTGTTTGCGCCATCAGCGCCTGAAGGCCGATAGAGATGGCCGTCGTCGCGATCGCGGACGCGATTGATGCGTAACTGATCGTCGTAGCACCGATCGCAAAGCCGCCTGAGCCAAGTACCGCCGTGAAGATCGGCGTGAAGATGGGATCAAACATGACCTCGCTGTAGAGCGAAGTCGTGCTGCCGAGGCCGTAGCGCTGCAGCATCATGCGGTGATGGAAACTCATTCGTCTCTGTCTCCATCCGGCGCGCGCCAGACTGCAACGTGATCAAGTTTCTTGGCGACGACTCCGGATGGCGACAGCAGCGCCCAAAGCGGGCCGAAACGAATTGCGCAGATTTCCTTGGTCTCGCTGTCCAATCCTGCCGGCGCCTTGACGACGCCAACGTCGCCGTCTTGCGGATGCTGGACGCGCTTGAAGCCAACCGGCTCCAATGCTGCCGCCGCGAACGCAACAACGCCCCCGGCCCTCGCAAGAATTTCGTGAGCGCCCTTTGCCGTGCTGTAGGTGCCGCGGTACCCCTCTGCCGGGTCGATCCCAACGCTTTCTTGCAGCCATGTGCCGCAGAACGTCGTGCAATCATCGCCGCCCATCCCGCCCCACCGAAAACGGTGCGGCAGGGCCAGAAATTCGTGCAGTGTCATGAATACCTCAGCGTTGCGCCGCGGCGATGCGCCCTAGAAGTTTGGCCAGACCGGCTGGACGCCTCTGGCAAGCCTGCTGACGCCGTCGCAGAACTTGTCAGTAGGTGAGATCGCTTTTTGATGCGGGGTCGACCAAACCGACCTTGCGCCGCGAGATCGAGTCGCCTCGCCAGCGACAACGGCCAGAGATAGCGTCAGCGTTACGGACTGCTCGCTTGGTGTTGCTGGCGAAGACTCCGAAACATGCGATGCAGTGCCAGTCCAAATCGGAATGACGTTGCTCATCGGCTGGTAATATTGATCCAGCGTCGTGATGCCCATTTGCACCGTGGCACCACGGACGGCGGGCAGACTGTCAATCATCCTTGCGGCGGACGTCGGGTCGATGCCAGACAGCGTGAACTCCACGCTGTCTGCCGTGCCGTTTACCAGCACCTCGAGAGTTGGCACGCCGACCAGCTTGCCGCCGCCTAGATAAACCGTGCCGGTTGGGTCGATGCTATCGAAGTTAGCCGGAATATCGTTGATCCCGAACCACATATGCAGCGATGGCGTCGTGCCGATGCGAAGGAATATCCCAAGTTGATGACTGCCGCGCAGTTCATCAATGACGTTGTCTGGAACCCAGCCCATCAGAACGCCTCGACGAACTGTATCGACTGCTGAGTTACGAAGAACGCCTCGACCACAGACGGCAGAGTGAATTCCGACTTAAACTTTGCAACGAACCGCGGCCGTGCGAACTCGACGCGTGTGCCGGTGGCTATTGCCTCGCGCAACGGCGGCGCAATCGCTAGGGTGTACACCGGATTTTCTTCCGACGTCTTGCCGATCACCTGCCAATAGCGGTAGGCGCGCCAGCCTTTCGTCGTGTGGTAGATCGAAAACCAGTCGGACCAGCGCAGCGGCCTGTTAAGGCCATACACGCGCATCTTGATGATGCCTGCATTCAGGGCCGCCGCCTCGGTAATCTCACCGTAGACCGTCGCTTGGCTGTAGCCGGCGCCATCCGAGAAGTATGAACCGTCAGAGTGCGTGATGCCGCTGACGATAGGCGCCGGCAGCTTGTTGACGGTCGGGAAAGGACCGAACCAATCTGTAATGATCGGCACGTTGATGAATCGGAACCCGCCATTCAGGCGGGCTCCAAGCCAGTTGACGTACTCGTAATGCTCGGGGTTCTTGATCTTGCAGTCTTCGTAGGTCGCGGTGACGATACCGCCACCGCTCATTTCGATTGTCTGCCCCTCGCCTACGCCGTTACGGCCGCCATCGATCGAAGACCCAGTGACGTCGTAGATGGTCTTCACCGGAGCCAGAAAGTTTGCCTCCAGCGTCGGCTGGTTCGTATAGACCGCCATCGATCAACCCTTCTGGCTAGTGTATCTGCTCTGCATGGTGCCGAAGCCGCCGCGGCGCTGGTTCTCGTTGTACTGACTAAGCCCCTCGCCAACACCCTGCTTGACCAGCGTGCGAATATGCTCGTCGCCGCTGGCGCCGCTGATTTGGACTTGCAGGATGCCAGGCTGTGCGTTGTTGTTTGCGGCCATGCCGCGGCCGTTCAGGCGCGGTGCGCGTGGTGCGCCCACAAGTCCACCGTTGGCGTATCCGCGAAGGCGTTCAAGCGTAGGCACGCCAATGCGGCTGACCGCGGCAGCGTCGAACACGTATTCGCCCTTATGAACGATACCGGCAGGCGTGTACTTGCCGCCCGTACCGGTGAACCCGCCCTTGTCGTAGAGTCCAAGCCCACCCTTCATCCAAGCGGAGGCAAACTGACCGGAACCGGAGAAAAGCCCCATGCCGTACTTGGTGAGGCTGCTTAAAATGCCGCCACCGCCACCGTTTGCCATTAATGCCTGCGGAATGCTTTGGAGGGTGGATCCTAATACGCCGAGACCATTTGTTGCTTCAGCCGTTGTGCCCCCGAACTTTGCCAGCGCCTCTTCAGCGCCATCAAGCCGGCCCGCAAAGTTGTGTGCGCCTTCAGGATTCTTCCATGAAAAACCTGACGGTCTCTCAAAGCCAGCGAATGCTGCAGTTGCCTCGCGAGCGTTCTTAGCCGAAGTCAGTGCCCTCCATGCCTGGCTCTCAGGCCCCATGAGCTCGCTGTAGGCGAATTCATGCTGGGCGAGCGGGTTATTGCGCCAATCCTTGCCCACAGCGGCAAGCATGGCAGGGCTTCGGTCGTTCCACTGAAAGAGACCCCGAGCCGCACCGCCATCGCCGATCGCCGCAGGATTGAATGCGCTCTCCGCCTTGATGTTGCCAAGGACGCCAGCGACTTGGTGGTCGGCAAGGCCCTTGGACTTCCAGAAGTTCCAAGCAAGCGAAGCGCCAGATCCGCCAACTGCCGGCAACGCCGACCGCGTCACGGCCCCAACAGGAGCCGCAAACGTCGTTGCGGCAGAAGATGCCACCGCAGCGATGCCACCGCTCTTGCCGCCGCCTCCGAGAAGAGCCGCCGCAAGAGCGCCGCCGATCTGCTCAAAGAGGCTGTCCAGCGACTTCTGCATAGCATTTGCTGCAGCATTCTTGACCGCATCGGCGAAGGATTCTCCGATGCTTTTGCCGCCAGTGAGAATGCCGCTGCTGAATTCCGAGAGGAACGACTTCGTTAAGTCGGACAGTTCCTCCTGCTGGAACCTGTTGCGGATCATTGCAGCATTGTTGCCACCAAGATCCTCGTCAAGTCCGTAGGACCGAAGCCGCAACTTAACTGCCTGCTCCTGCTTCGAAAGGCCAGCGAAAGCAGAATCGTCCAGCAAGTCCTGCTGCAGCTTCGCTTCCGAAAGCGCCTTGGAGTACTTGCTGTATAACTCGACCTTCTTCTCGATTTCAGCACGCTGCTCGGCGCTGAGAGATCGGCCCTTGTCTTCCGCCTGTTGCAGGAGTTCAAGCCGGAAACGCGCGGCGTCGGTCTGAACGCCGTATTGGCCGGTTAGGTCCGTCTCAAGCTGCAACTGCGCGATACGGTCGTCGGCGCTCTTGATCAGATCGCGGTAGGCGTTCGCGGCACGTTGCGCGGCCGTTTCGGCCTTCTTGTCTGGCTCATCGCCAAGTTGAATTGGCTTTTGGCCGGGTATTGGAACCGAGACTGTGCGCCCGTCAGGATTTACGACAGTCGGGTTTGCGTTGCCAATCCGACGTACAGCATCTCGGTACGCCGTGTCTGCATCGTCACGCTCTTCACGGCTTGCGGCGTCGCGGCGAGCGTCTCGCCAAAGCCTCTCCGCCTCCTGTAGGTCGGTGAGCGGAGCAACACCAATTTTATTGAGATCGCGAAGAGCGTTAGAGAGTTTGTTAATGGCTTGCGTCTGCCGATCCGCGGAACCCTCAATCAGGTCAAGTGACTTGACCATCTCTGGAATGCTTTTCGCGAGTTTCAGCGTGTCTTCGTCGAATTGACGAAAATCCTGCGCCAGTTTCCTTATGGGCTCCGGCACACTTTCGTCATTAGCGATCCGAGAAAGAGCCTCGCGGAAACGCAAAATGTCAGGCTCGCCTCGCTTGATGGAGGTGTTCAGATCAGCGAATGCGGCTCGCAGGTTGCGGACAACATCCGGGTTCATGTCCTTCAGAATCGAGGCGTTCTCAGTCAGTATGCCGGGGCCGAAGGAAGCCGTGATCTTGGCTTGCTCGGCGACAAGCTCACGCGCCCTCCTTAGGCGATCTTCGGTGTCTGCCTTGGCGACTTGTGCGCTCTCAGTCGCGTATTCTCTAAGGCTTTTTGCGGCTTCTCCGTACCTCTCCTTGAGGAGAGAGATAGTCTCAGCGTGGCCCTTCAGGACGTCGTCTGCGCTTTTGACGTCCTTCGAGCTCGAAATATATTGGATCAGCGCAGCGCCGGCAGCGATGACGCCGATGGTCACCAGCGAAATCGGATTAACAAGCTGTAAGAAGGCGCCAGCTACAGCAGGGCCGATCTTCTGCCCACTTGCCCTGATGTCGTTGAAAACCTGCGCAACCTGCGGCCCTTGCTGCAGAGCGACCGTCTGCCACGGCATAAATGCCGCGGTGGTCGCAATATCAAACCCTTGCGCGGCGAGGTTCGAGGTGTTGAATGCGCCAGCACCCATACTTCCTCGGCCACCTGCAGGCGAGGCCGCCAGAGCGGCATTCCTGCCTTTGATCGCAGCCGTGCTCGCCAGAGCCGCCTGCCGCTCGCGCTGAATTGCCGCCGCCATCTCGTTTGCAGAGATGGCGCCTACCGCATGCGCGCGCTTGATGTCGGCAACGGCCGACTTGTAGTTGTTAATCGTAGCGAACAGAGGCGAGTAACGAGCGCGAAGGCGCTCAAGCTCCTTGCCCTGGTCGGCCAAAGCGCCGCTCCACTCCTTGGCGCCGCGCGTGCCGATCCCGACCATGCCGTCGATGCGCTTTTGCAACGCCGTCGACATGGACTTGTCTATGCCGTTGCCGAGAGCGTTGAACTGCTTCTCCACCTTGCCTGTGGTCGAAGATATGTCTGCCTCGAGCCGCTTCAGGCTCCTTTTGACCGTGGCAACGTCGGTGCTGATGGAAATTACAAGATCATCTGTCTTTTCAACCATCAGGCGAATATCCTAGAAATAGAAAGCCCGCATGGTCGCGGGTTCTTGGGGGATGGGATGGCATATTGCAAAGAGTGCGGAGCGGCGAAGCCGGATCACCAAGTGCAACTTGGCGTCTGCGATGAGTGCTTCAATTATGGGAGTAAGCAGCAGTCGACAGCGAATGGGGCACGTTCACCGACCGCGACCTCCAACAACAACATCATCCTGACGACGTCCATTGACGTTCCCAATCGGACAATCGAGCGCGTGGTCTCGATTGTTGCGGCAGAGGCTGCGCTGGGAATGAATGTGTTTCGGGACATTGCGAATAACTGGCGCGACTTCGTAGGAGGCAGGTCAAACTCTGCTCAAAAGTCGCTCAAGGAAGCGCGCACAGCCTGCCTGGACGAGCTCAGGCGAGAGGCGTCAGCGCTTGGCGCTGATGCCGTTATCGCCGTAGATCTCGACTACAATGAGCTCTCAACGGGCGGCGCCGGCATTCTTTTCGTGGCTGCTAGCGGAACTGCCGTAAAGCTGGCGCCGATTGCACAGGCGCCCTAACCATACTTTGCCAGCAGCGCATCCATCTCGCCCTTCGATGGTGGCTTCGGGCCGTCGTCGACGCCGTTGGCTTCGTTACGTCCGTGGATTGCCTCAAAGAACTCGGTCAGCGTGGCGTCCCAGAAATCAACGGGACGCCAGCCAAGACCGCCGAGCGCTATTCGCATCCACTCGCGCCAGGGGAACGGCTCGCCCTGCTCTAGCTGGCCGTCTCGTCGACGGCTTCGGCGTTTCCCTCGTCACCATCGAAATGATGCGCAAGAGCGGTGTTGAATGCCGCGGCACAATCCTTGAAGTGCTTCAGTTTGAGCTTCTGGATCGCGGCGAGACGATCGCCCTTGATTGTCAGAAGTTCAATGCCGGCAAGAACGGCAGCCGCTTCAACACCGGAGAGGCGCATGAATAGCTCTTGGAACGACTTGCACTCCAGCCGCGTGGATACCGCGGCTAGGCCAGACATCGTTGCAGCAATGACGAGCTCGACGTCGTCAATCTTGAGCGAAGCTTCGCCGCGGGCGCCGTTTACCGACATGATTTTCTCCTCTTTAGACATGGATTACACTTCAGCCGTGAATGCCAGCTCGTCGGCGGCGACAAAGGTGGCGCTGAACTCCATGTTCGGCTCGATGTCGCCAGAGAATTCGAAGTCTGTGACCATCCAAGAGCCCTCATAGGTTCCGTCGCCAGGAACGATGACCTGCGCGTTGAAGGCCGTAGAGCCGCGGACGTAGCCCATGAACGCGCTCATGGCCGCGCCAGCGACGAATGCGCCGGAGCCGCTGAACGTGCGGTTTGAAATGCCGGGGCGGCTGGTTTTCTGCACCGGGCCGCCAGGATTTGTGCAGCTGGGAATGGTCGTGTCGACTTCGTTTGCCGACATATTGAAACTGCGCGTCTTAAGGCCGCAGAGATTGCTGAAGACTTCCGGCGTGTTGCCATCGCCGATCTTAATCAAAAGAGAGCGGCCGAGCTGCTGTCCATTTGCCATGTGCTAGGTTCCTTCATATGAAAAACCCGGCACATGGCCGGGATGGTGTTGTGTAGTTTTGCCTACCGCAGCGCCTTCTGCTGCGGGTTCTGCTGCTAGGGCTTCTCGACGTTGGCCACGAAGTCGATGACAGCGTGACTGGTCAGCCCATCTGGGTCTCGGAAAACCCGCGTCTGACGGTGCATGATTGAGATAAGGCGATTTGTTGCAAGTGTGAGCGGCGCTAGGTGCAGGCTTTCCGCGACGGCGTCGGCGAGCTGCTTGGCTACCGGGAATCCGACCTTGCGAGACCAAGCGTGCATGGTTAAGTAGACTTCGCCGCCATTCACGCACGTGGCGTCGTCACGCAGAAACTGCGCTTCGCCGATCGTGACGTACGATTCCTTCGGGGTGGCGAATGCCGTGTCTGGTGGCTGGTCATAAACGCCGTTGGCTAACGCCATGACTGCGGCATCAGCCTTCAAGCGTGCAACAATCGCGCCCTGCAATTCCAATTCTGGACTGGCCATCAGCGCTTCCCTTGTGCTTCCCGCACGCCTTTGTTGACCGCCGCCAGCAATTTTCGCCGTGCTGCCCTGCGGTAGGCCCGCCATGTGTGGAATACGTGCGGCTGCGCTGCCGTGCCGGGATGCATGTGCGCTTCGCCGCTAAAGCTGATGTTGCCGCCACCCGGAGCGACATTGTGTGGAGCGGTCCCGAACTCCAAAAAACGCCAAATGAACTTGGCAAAGATGCCGGCGGCGTCCTTGTCTTTCGTCTGTGTCACGCCGATCTGCCGCTTGTCTGGGTTGTCGGCTAGACGGGCGCCTTGAATGCTGGCTGCGTAATCGCCGGTAGCGCCGACTGGTGCCTTGGCGGCGATGCGCGATGCGGCTTCCTTCGCGATATCGAGCTTTGCCTCCGCAGCATATTTCTCGACAGCGGGCGCCAACTCGTTCAACCTGCGCGTCAGGGCCTCACGGCCCAGAACCTTCGCTTTCAGCGCCATTACGTAGCCACCCCGTCGTCAACAAGCAGATCAAGCCAAGCGTTCTTCTGATCCGGGTTGGTGACGGTCCTGATATTCATGACGCGCGACGCGTTGCGGGCATCTACGATGCGCCATGAGGTGGTCACTTCGCGCGCAGCAAAGCAACTGCGAATTCGAACCGTGTAGGGCTGCACGCCAACCAGCCTTGCCGCCTGCACGGGCTCACCGCCTCGCAGCGGAATCAGTTCGGCCGCCGTGGTGAAGACTGTTTCGAACGGCCCCGAGATTTCATTGCCGTAGGAATCGTCAACGAGCGATCGTTTCTGAAAGTGCAGCCTTTGATGCATGCGGCCGGCGCTTGGTTTCTTGGCCATCAATATCCTCCTTGGGAGGCGCCGCAATCTTCACTGCGACGCCCTTGCTGATGGCCTCGTCGGCGCAAGCCCTGGTGACGTTGAGCGCCATCCCGGCTTTGTAGGCGATGGTGAAGCCAGGCTGGACCCAGTTGAAGTTGGCGCTGAACCTCACCCAAGCCATTAGGCGAGCGTCACGCCGGGGTCTTGGATGTCGACCGCAAGAACGCTCGTGCTCTTCGCAATGCCGATCTGGACCGCGTCCATGCCGGCCACAAGGTCTGCGCGGGGGCAAATTCCGCCTGCGGTTCCGCTGAGCCAGTAATCGGTGCCCGCGACCAGCGGGGCTCCGACGGTAATGTCGCCGCTCTTGTGGATTGACACCGGCTGGTCTAGCGAGGCGCCGTTCAGCGCGAGGCCGTGGACCGTACGCGTCCCAGTCCCGTTGTTGTCCGAGAGCATCCACTTGTTCGTGGTGGAGCTCAGAAAAATAGCTTGGCCAGCGGTAATCGTCTCGCCGGCAGTGCCCGTGTCACGCGTGGAATTCGTACCGCCAACTACGAGGGCGGAATTTATGCTCAAATCGGCCATGGAATGTCCTTTTCAGTCAGGCCACCCGGCCGACTCTGTAGCGTTCAAGAATTGATAAGACGCCCAGCGGCAACTCGGACAAGCCGCCGTCTGTTACTGCTTCGCGGTTCTCGTAAAAATGACCGATAAGGAGCAGCAGCGCCCATCGGAGATCCTGCGGCAACGTTTGATGGCCGCATTCAAATGTGACCTTCACCGCTCCCGGTTCGCACGTGATAGTCGGCCACGAGGTGTCTCGCGCCGGCCAAATCCGCAGCGGTTGCTGGTCCAAGTCGTATCGCAGACCCGACACAGATTGTTCGGCGCCAGCATCATCCCGGTACGTGACTGACGTGACGCCGGTCACCGGACCAAGCGGAACGACGATCTCGCAGGGAAAATGGTCGAGCGACAGCCGCCAGGTCTGCGAAAGCAGCGCGATGCCAATGCCGTTCGGACCTTCGATCGATGCTTCCGCGGCGGCGATCATAGACGTGATATCCGCGTCATCATCGTCGTGGAAGACGCGCAGATGGCGTTTGGCCTCCGCGAGTGTCACGGCCGGTCCTGCCGGCGCAACCGTTCGTACCAGCCGTGTCCATTCATTCATTTCCGTCGCCTTTTAGTGGCTGTCTCGAGTGCCGGCTGCACGACCGCTGCCCTTGCGGCGGGTACAGCAGCGGCGGCTTCCTCAACGGGCTCGCACTTGCGCTCCCATCCAGCACCGACCTTCGCAGCAAATACGTCGGCGTCGACGATCTGCCCCCAGCCAAAGGTGAAGCCATTCCCGGCGAGGCTTGATGTAACTCGTATGTTCATGAGGTGGTCGGGAGGCCGGAGCCTCCCGCTCCCTATTAGGATGCAGCGTGCTGGAGAACTTTGACCGCCCCGGCATCAAGCAGCTCGCCGTCGAGGCGGGTGAAGCCGATAAAGCCGGTCTGATCGTAATCTGCATACCGCTCGACAAGACGGCGGATCGCGAACTCACGAACCATTCGAACGACGTAGCGGTTGAACGCACCGAACGCGACCGACTTGTTGGAGGCACCAATCGCCGCCATCGCCTGGTTGATGCTGTATGGCTTGTCAAGAATGGTCGCCGGGGCGCCAGTCCTCACATCGGCCGGCTGCCAGATGTAGTTCCCCGTTACCGTGTCCTTGATTTTGCGCAGCGCCTTGAGAGTGCCGTCGTTGAACATGAAGCGAACCGACGGGTCGTCGCGGTAGGCGGGATCGACGGCGTGAAACAGTTCGATCATGTCGTCGAAGGTGAGTGCAGCGGCAGCCGCAACGCCAGTCACAGCGGTAGCCGCCGTGACAATGCCGTTCGGCTTCGCGGAGCCGTCGCCGACGGTGAGATGGCGGTTGCCGATACGGCCGATGCGTTCAGCCATTGCCGCACGAACGGTCCCTTCAACGTCGATCGCGGAGTCCTGCAGAAGCTCGGCGGAGACCAGCACGACACCGGACGTGTATTTGTACGCCTCAAGCGTCTTCGTGCCGAACGTCACCTCGGTCTCGGTGACCTGCGTGTTTTCGCCGATGAGCGAGCCCTCATTGGAGGTGTCGTCCATCGTCGGCCACGGGATCGAATTGCCAGTCGTGGTCGTGAGCACACGCGTAACGCCCGGATCCAGCATCGGACCCCATGCCTTAAGGGACTTGACCAGTTCGGCCATGAAGCCTTCGGGGACGAGATAACCACCCTTGGAATCGGTGCCGACTGCCTGGGCGCGCATCTCGCGAACGACCTTCCGCTGCTCAGCCGGCATATCTTCGAGACCGTGACGGAGATAACTCCGGAAGGCCGCAGCGCGAGCTTCGTCTACGCTTTCCTGCTGGCCGCCCTGAACCGAGCGATCTTCACCGGTCGGGCGGCGGTCGTCCGCGGCGTTCAAGTCGCGCTCGCGCGCTTCCAGGGCCTCTTCGCGCTTGATCCGCGCTTCGAGGCGGTCGTATTCGGCCATGGCCGCGTCATGCTGGGATTCGAGTTCGGCGACACGTACTTCTGCGGTGTCATCCTTAATGTCGGCTAGGAGTGCGCGGGCGTCAGCAACGAGTTTCTGCTGCTTTTCGCGCAGTTCGGAAATTTTGGACATGGAGTCTCCATAAGAAAAGAGCCCGCGGAAGCGAGCTCATTGGATCACTTTTGGTGGGTGACAGCGCTTGGTCAGCGCGTGCTGCGGACCTTGAGATCAAGGTCCATTTTCAGGCGGGCTCTGTGCGCCGCCCTGCTTACCGGCGCTGCCGCCGGATCTGTAATATTGAGGTTGTCGTCGACGGAACGGGCATCTCGCCATTCCTGCAGTGCCCGCTTGCCGATTTCGGTGTCATCGTAGGCTGGCCACGCGACGGCGCTAACCTCGATAAGATCAACGGCTTGAATGGTGCGCACGGGAGGATCGATCGTCTCGTCCCACTCTTGCTTCGTCACCCGAAAGCCAAAGCTCATCCCCGAAATATCACCCCGTTCGACAAGCTCCCAAAGGTCGTTGCCGTCCGTCGTGTTCGGAATATCGATCTCGCAGCGAAGGCCTTTACTGTCTTCGGACAGGCGCAGCGTGCCGCTGGCAGTCCTCCCGATCACGCGGCCCATGTCATGATCGACGAGCGCGCGAACGTCGCCGCCAATCGTGCCGGCGAACGCACCAGGCGCGATGCGCTCAGTCCACCAACCACCAATGTCTGCGGCAGAATCAAAGATCGCTGCATACCCGACAAGCGTGCGCTTTTCATCGGCAGCTCGAGTTTCAACGCCAAGAGTGCCACCCCGTTTTTCAATCTTGGTCATGCGGCATTTGCCTCATCGTCTGGATTGTTGTCGTTTGCAGGGGCCAGCTTTGCCGCCATGCTTTGCATGCCCAGAGGAACTGTGGCGCCTTGGATATGAAGCTTTTCCGCCTCGCCGCCATGCTTCGGCCAGTTCTCCATCGCGCGCACCTCATCGGGTGTGTAAATGGCGTTCTGGATGCCCTTGGCGTAGCCTTCCATGCGGGTGCGGAACTCGCCGCGAAGCAATCCGTCGATATTGAATTCGCAGAATTTGGTGCGGTTACGCGCTGAGAACAGCTTGAGATTCAACTCCTGCTCCCAAGCCTTAACCCACTGGGAAATAAGGTGCTTGGTCAACGCGAGGTCTTGCTGTTCCGTGTTGCTGAACGTGCCGTGTGTCAGGTCCTGCAGGAAGACCGGCGGTAGGCCGTAAATACGTGCGATCTCCTCGATCTGCATCCGGCGGGACTCCACCATCTGCGATTTATCAGGATCAACGCCTACCGCCTTCAGCTCATGCCCTGTCGGCATGATCATGACGTTTCGACGCTCGGCGTTGGCTTCTCGAACAGCCTTCTCGACGTCTTGCGACGCCCTTGCAGCCGCAGCCGGCGAAGGCATCGGCCCATAGAGCGCCAGCGGCGGCACGCCACCGTTCGCAAAGAACTTGCGAGCATACTCGTCGAGTGCAAGCGAAAGCCCAACAGCACCCTTCAGCTTCGTCACCGGGTCGACGTGAGACACGCCATCCGGCTTCAGCATGAAGGTCAGGTCGAGAACTTCGGTGGCGGCATAAGTGACTTTCCGTCCACCGTCATCGTAGTGGTAAAGCTTGCGGCCGCTCTTGCGCTCAATCGTCAACTTGTCGGTGTCGAGGGGCCAGATGTTCATCACCCTGCCGGCCTTGTTTCGCTCAATGAACGAAACACCGCGGCCACGCAGTAGAACGTTGACCATCGTGCCCTTACGCCACATGAATGACGTGAGTTCGTCGTTCGGCGCGTCATGCAGGATGCCGTAGAGCGGATCAGACTCAACGGTGTCGCGTCCCTCTCCGCTCTTCCTGAATACCTGCAGCGGAAGACTGGCGATGGTGTTGGCGATGAAGTTTACAGCGCACCACACCGCCGGCACCTCGAGCGCCGTTTCGTGCGTCACGACAACGCCAGCAACGCCGTGCCACTCGCCCATCAGCGTGCGCCAGGCATTGACGTCGGAGAGCGGAACGCTCGGGTTTTCTAAGCTCGCTCGCGTTTCCGCGGCGGCTTTTCTAAATGGCCACATCAAACCACCGCTATCTTGAAATCGGGATTTTCCCAGGGGGACGGGGCCGGGGCGCCCGCCGATGACCGCAGGTGCAGCCCAAGGGTCATGATCAGCGCGATTGCGCCATCTATCTTGTTTTCTGGCCGCTCTTTGCGCGGATAGACGTTCTCTTTTGCGTCGTAGTGGCCGACGACATTGCCAACCATCCACGACAGCGGGTCGCGCGGCCCATATGGGTGCGCGATCTTGCCAGATCGCATCAGCGCGTCGAGCTCCTTTGTTGGCTCTGAGAAGTTCTGCACCGTTTGCCGGTATTCGACGACGTTGGCGCCCTGCTCGGCCAAGTGGTTGGCCATCTGCTGCGCCTGCCAAGGGTCATACGCGACCTCAAGGACATGAAATCGGCTCGACATCTCAAGGATGTCCTGCTCGATCCTGTCGATGTCGATCACATCGCCCGGCGTGGCGATTAGCTTGCCTTCAGCTTCCCACCCACGGTACGAATCGTTGCGGCTTTCAATGATTGCCTGCTCCGGCACGTAGAAGCGAGCGAACGGGTAAACCTTGTCGCCGCGCTCGAATAGTGCCACGACAGCAGCAATATCCACCTTCGATGCCAAGTCGACCGCGATACGGCAGGGCTCGCCGGCGAAGTCCTCAATGTCTAGATCTTCGTCAAAGCACCGGTCCCAGGCGCGCATGTCGTAAAGCGCCTCGTTCGTCTGGATCCAAACGTTCAGGTGCTTCGTCAAGAAGTTGGCCTGAGATGCTGGCGATGACATCGCCTTACGGCAAAGAGCTGCAATGTGTTCCGGCTCGACGGATACCCCGTAGTTGGGATTGGCCTTGCGCCAAGTCGCCTCTTCGGTCCAATCGTCGTCCTTGTCGATTGTGTAGATAATTCCGAAGTAGGTGTCGTCCTGCGCGGTGCCCTTCAGAATGTTGATCGTGTAGGCGCGATGCTCGTAGCAAATACCGGTCTTGTCGGCGCCCGCCGTTGTGATGGCCCAAACCATTGACTGGTTGCGTTTGCCGGCGCCCGTTTCGATAGCGTCGTAAACGCTTCGGTCGCGGTGGGCGTGCAACTCATCTATGAGGGCGAAGTGAACGTTTTTGCCGTCGAGGGAGTCGGCATCTGCGGAAAGCGCTTCAAAATAGCTGTTCGACCGCATCTGAATAATGCGGTGCGCCTCAACATCGATGCCGAGCGCCGTCCGCAACGCGGTAGCGCGACGAAGCATCGCCTGTGCAGCCGAAAACGCGACCTTGGCTTGATCTCTTGTGCGTGCCGCCGAGTAGACTTCGGCCCCGCCTTCTTTCTCGCCAAAACCGCAGTATAGCGCCGGACCGTCAGACAAGGTCGTCTTGCCGTTGCCACGAGGCACTTCCGTGTAGGCGCGACGGTAGCGACGCTTGCCATTGTCGTGCCGCAGCCAGCCGAACGCGGTGGTTAGAATGAATGACTGCCACGGCTCGAGCGTAAGATTCTGGCCGGCGAGCGGTCCTTTGATGTGCGGGAGGAAACAAGTGAACTTGCAAACACGCTCCGCAGCGTCATGGTCGAAGTAATACAACCACTCTTCAGCGCTCACCGATCGGGCAATATCATCCAGCTGCCGCTGGCACGCCTGCCGTACGTACTCGCACGCTGGAATGCGGCCTCCAACCACATCAACAGCATAACGGTAGCCGGCCGCAACGTGCGGATATTTCTCAGCATCGACAACATGTTCCATGATCTCACTTGAAATCGGCGAAGGGATCTGCTTCCGGCTCCTTGGCGCCCGGCGCCTGAACCTTGCTGCGGTCGGTCGGGCTGAAGCCGAGCTTGGCCAGTGCGCCGATCAGTTTGGAAATGCCGCCGCCATCGAGGGCGCTCTTGCGGAACAGCACCATCAGCTTCACTGCGATCTCGAGCAGCAGCCTGTCTGCGTCCGCCAGCCAAAAGCCGTAGCCGGCGAGCTCGTCCCAAAGTTTGCGCTCGTCCGCATCGAAGCATTCGGGCGCAGATCCGACTGGGCCAGTCGGCTTGGGCTCGCCGCCGCGCGCGCTCTTGCGTTGCGGATCTTTCTTGAAGGCGCCCTTCAATTCGAGGGCAGCCGTCGGCTTCCTCGGCCTTGCCATGGCACCAAACTCCGATTCCGAATTTTGCGGATGTGAAATTTTTCTTAGGCCGCCGGTTCGCGGCGGAACGGCTGGAGAGGTGTTCCGTACCCCTCCCCTTTGCGCTCCTCGCGCTGCTTGGCGCTGTTATGGTGATGAGTGCACAGCGACTGGAACGGCCCAGACCAGAAGAGCTCCTCATTTCCTCGATGCGGCGTCACGTGGTCACAAACAGTTGCAGGCTCCACGACCTCATCTTCGAGGCACATGACACAAAGAGGATGCGCACTTAGCTGCGCCTCTCGGATCGATCGCCAGCGTTTCGTGCCGTACCAGGCGCGCCAGGGCGTGTCATATCGGTTGCGATCGGCATCACGCTTGCGCTCGAGTGTCGTGCGTTGCGACGGCGGGCGGAACGGCTGAGCGCGTGTTGGCAATGGAACCTGCGATTCTCGTCTGCGTTGTTTCCCCTGCACGGAAGGAGACCTCTGATGGCAGACGACAAGACCAAGACCGCAGCGGATCGACGACTGGTTGCCGGCACGCAGAAGTACGAGCTCGACTACTTCGCGAAGAAGCACGGCATCACCGCCGCGGACGCACGCCGCATCATTAAACAACATGGCAACGACCGCGACGCTGCCGACAAGGCGGCAAGCCGTTTGAAGGGCTAAGCGATCGTGTATGATGCGAAGGAAACTCGGGGCTTCAAATGGCAAGCGTTCTCAATCAAGCGCTGGTTGACTTAATCAGCGAGCAAATCAAGGATCGCCATGTGACCGAACTCCGCGCTGTGCTCTCGACTGGCAACGAGATCACCATGCATGCGGAGTTCACGGTCGGCCGCGACTTCATAATCTATCGGACGGCGAAGGATGGCAGCGGCAAGTGGGCGATGACCCCGTTCGCTCACATCGTTCAGTTGATCGTCTAATTGCGGCCGCTCAATCCGCGACGTGGAGTTGCCGAGCCTTGAGGCCGTACCAGACGTGGTAGGCGGAGGCCGCTGTGTGGCGCCAAGTTCGTCTGGTCAATTTGATGCCGGGGAACGAAATGGCTGTAGCCTGCAGTTACTGGCAAATGCGATGATCTCGATCTAGGTAGACTAGGTAGAACGCGTCGAGACACCGAAAACCGTGAACGCGCTTCGTTCTGTCCACGCGCAATTCAAAGAAGGTTATGTCCTCACTCACCTTCTCCAGCATTTCGTTGTCCGGCAACTTCTTTCGGTCAATAAGCGTGTAACCGAGTCCGGTTTTATTGCCCAACCTCCCACCGGTTTTATAGATGTCGCTCCACTTCATCTGACGAAGTTTGTCGATGAAGCTGGAGAACGACTTCATATCCTCTGAAGACCAGGACGAAAAGCATTCAAATGATGAGGTGTAGTACTTCATGTTGACATGCGGCATCTCTCCATCAGAGAGTTTTTCCGCATTCAACACAAATTTCTCGAAATCGTTGAACTCGAGGGCGTTTTTCTTTTGTTCGGCAGCGACTTTGCCGAATTTATTCTTCGCCACCTTCTGCCTCTGCATACAGTTTAGCGTAGTAGTCTGCCATTGCTCGCTTCGAGATCACGTTGCTCGATCGCGCCTCTGGCGGAAGATCACCCCGCGCGTCTATCCATGGCCGTTCCGCATGCGTGAGCAGCTCAAGTTGCTTTGCAGACATTCCGCCGTAGGCACCGAGGATCTCAGAGAGGTGTTCCTCCACCTCTGATGGAAAATCGGGCATTTCCGCCGGAGCAGGAAGTGCATTCCATGAAGAGCCTTCGTATTCTCTGTATACGGACTCAGCTACTGGTCCGTGTGCCCAAGCCCTGATCTCTTCATCGAAGAGGGGCTCACCTCTGAGCGCAAGCGACCACGCCTGTGCGTAGTACACGAGCTTCTGAACCTTCAAATGAGTTATTGAGTCTCCTGCTTCGCGGTCTATCGAACCGACGAACCATCTACTCACTTCTACTGCGGTGACCATTTTGCTTCCCTTGATCCACCCCTATAAGCAAAGATAAGGGCGAAACTCCGACCATTTCCAGATCGTTCCCGCGTTGGACGTTATCGAGATTTCGATTCGGAGTATAGGCAAAAACATTCAAAAGGGGTTTAAGCGCCCGCACCAGCGGCAAGAAGCGGCCAGCTCAACCATCGCTGGGAGCCGGCCGCATGATCGCCCGTCGCCGAGAGGAGGCAGCGCCAGGCAATGGGGAAGAGGCAGTCCCGGCAATGCTCGCGAGTTTAGAACGTCCGCGGCCCGACAGCGCCTCAAAGCAAAAAGGCCGCACAAGGCGGCCTTCGGGGCAATTTCACCCCTTCAATAAAATACGGAATGAAGATACGCCTGACCGGATATTACGCTGCTATTTTTTCTTCCTCAGGCGTAATTTCCACTCGCGCCGTCTCGTCGAGATCGATCAGCGCATCAATCGCGGCGTCGATCAGCGACGATCCGCGTTTTTCGGCGTAGGCAGGCGACATGCCCATTGCGATGCCAATCTCCTTCGCGGTCGTGTCGCCAATCGCCATATCGAGTACCTCTGCGTGGCGGCCCAGGCGCAGACGTAGGTATTCGACATAGTTCAACGCCTCAGTTTGCCGAACAAAGTCGGGCTCGCGGCCGGCTGGGGCTGATATTTCACCCATGGGCTTCGGCTTCTTCACTCCTCCCACCCACTGCGGGCCAGCAACGAGCCCGTCTGGGCACCTGGTTGCTGGTGCAGGTAGGCGATCGAATGACACCGATCCGTCCACACCAAGGCTGCGCAGCAGATCTCGCGCCTCTTCCGTCCCTTTCTGTGGGTCCAGCATTGGAACCAGCGCCGGCACGCCCGAAAGCGGTTTTGAATACGGCTTCGCCGTCAATGGTGACGCCACGGCACCCGACAGCTTCAGGTATGCCCAAATTGCCGCGTCAGACCTTGCGGGATTGCTGCCTCCCTTCGCGCCACGAGGGCGCTCGACCGGGCGTAGTGCCCTGCCCTTGCGCGTCTTGCCCCACTCAATCAATACGCCATCACGGAGGAGAAGGTCACCGAGTTGGGTATCAATGCCGTTGTTTTTGTTCCTGTGGTGGCTTGGCGTGCAGACCTTCTGCTCGTAGGTGTTGACGATCTCGCCCGTGAAATGCCAGCGTTCGCGGCCCACCACCTTCCAACCGACGGCGGCGAGGAGCTCCGCCTCCGAGGGACGAATTTCGATGGTAGTCTCCGGATCCAGATTGCTTTCCTCCGGTGGCTCAATCTCAGAACCCGGAAACACCATGTTCTTCCAATGGCGGAGGGCGAAAAGCCGGCGGTAATCGCCACGGTAGGCGAGCCGTTCAAGCGCTGGCCAAGCCAATTGCTCGCGAGCAGGCTTGTTGTCGTTGGCTGGCTTGATGGCTTTGATGGTTTTCTTCTCCCTGGCGCTGGTAGGCTTGCCGTGTGCCGCCAGGAGCTGGGACAGTTGAGAAAGATCCTTGTTGCT